TTAGATGAGGGAATGCCCGATATGCACTACACGCCCAATCACTTCTAAATCTAGCGATTCGTCAAAGGTTAAGTCCACTGGATCGTAGAATGTCTTGTTATCGCTAATTAGGCGAATGCCATTTCTAATACCTTGCACACGCTTTACTAGCGTTTGCTCGCCGTGTCGTAAAATATAAATTCTGCCATCTTTAGGCATTTTCTCGCTTAAATCAATCAATAAAGCATCGCCATCGCTGATCGTTGGATACATTGAATCCCCTTCTGCTTGGAAGAATGTGAGGTGGTTGATGCGAAAGCCTCTCTGATTAAGCCATCTACGGCTTAAGCCAATATAATCATCGGGTTCATAGGCATCAAGGTTAAATGAGCCGTAGCCTGCGGAGGCGTAGACTTCATAATAAGGGATCATCTCCAACTCATCTTCTTCTGCAATGGTTGGTGGGCTTGACTTCGCTGATGCTTGAGTTTTAACAAAGCCTAAAGCCTTTTGTACCGCTTCTGGAAAAGAACTGACGTGGTATTCATTGCCTCCACCCTTTACACCTACAGCATCTCTTTTTTGCCATCCCTCATTAAGTGCTTTTCTCGTAATGTTGGTTGCCTGTTTTGGTAAATCAGGCAATGCCAATTTTTCAAGCTCTTTTGCAGAGTACCAATCTTTTTCTAATGATTTCATAAAACCGCCTTTCTTAATCATTTAATGATTTAAAAAATCAAATGATTAACTTGTTATAAATCAATTACTTATACCAAAAATCAAAAGATTTAGTAAAATTTTATTAAATCATCTATTGATTTAGAAAAGAATAAGTATTATATTGCATTTGTAGTTCAGCAAGTACGCCAAAGCGTAGCAAATCAATTAAGAAGAGAGGATCGCACAAAATGAATAAAAAGAAAAGAGTTCAAGATATGCACCGAGCTGATATTCGTGCTGAATTGATGAAGAAAGGAATAACTTTCTCTCAATTAGGAATCGAAAATGGTTTATCAAGAACCACCGTTAGAAATGCCTTAGATAAACCTTACCGAAATGGGGAAGAAATCATCGCCAAAGCCTTAGGAAAGACACCTGCTGAAATCTGGCCTAGTCGATACCCTGAAATGGAATAGAAGAGGAAACCATAATGAAAGAGTGGTTTAGTGCAAAAGAATTGGCTGGAGTCGGAGGGTTGTCGAAATATCCAACGAATGTAACCAGACAAGCAAAAAAAGAAAAATGGGAAACTCGTCCAATGCAAGGCGTTAAAGGAGGCGGGTTTGAATACAGGATTAAATCATTACCAGAGGAAGTGCAAAGAGCTATCCGCACCAAACTCCTCAAACTTCTCCCTGAGCCTGTGAGCAAAGGCGAGTTAGATGTAAAGCGGGAGAATATCAGCCTGACACAGATAACTGACAATCAGTTAAGCGTGGCAAGTGGGCGGATGGCGGTGGTGCGTTGGTATTTAGCACAAGAGAAACTGCAGGGCTTAAGCCGAACCAAGATGCTGGATAGCGTGGTGGCAGCGGTGAAAAGCGGTGAAATTCCTGCCGAGATTTGCAAAGCGATTGTCGCGGGCAATGGTAAGGCAGCAGGAAAGGTCAAACTTTCTAAGCGAACACTTTATAGCTGGGTGTTGGCGTTTGAGGCGGGGGAGAGTAGTGCGGAGCAGTTGCGACAGATGATTCCGCTGAAGGTGGAAAAGCGTGCTATTCCTGAGCGTTGCCCTTGGTTGGGAGCATTTTTACCGTTTTATCAAACGTTTTCAAATGTGGCGATTTCGCAGGCTTATGCCCAGTTTGCGATGCAGTATGAGGGGGACGATTTGCCGAGTGAGCATCAGGTACGTTATGCGTTGAAGCAGTTGCCCGATTATGTGGTGCAGCAAGGGCGGAAAACAGGGGCGGAAATGCGGGCGTTACTGCCATTTATTCGCCGAGATGACAAGGTGATGGGCTTGAATGAGTGTTGGGTGGGGGATGGGCATAGTTTTAAAGCCTATGTGAAGAATTTGTCGGGTATGCCTTATGTGCCAGAGGTGACGGCGATGATTGATGTGCGGTCGCACAGGGTGGTCGGTTGGTCGATTGCGGGCAGTGAGTCGGTAATGGCGGTTGGCGATGCGTTCCGACACGGGGTGATGACGGTAGGTTTGCCGAATATCTACTATTCGGACAACGGTGGCGGTCAAGCGAATAAGGTGTTAGACACCGATGTAATGGGGATTTTCCCACGTTTAGGGGTTCACCACGAAACAGGTGAAGCAGGCAATCCGCAGGGGCGTGGGATTATTGAGCGGTTGTGGCAATCCACTCTGATTCCGTTAGCGAAAACCTATTTGAGCTACGGCGGGAAAGATGGTGATGGGGCAACCAAGCATTTGAACTATCGCAAAATTCGCAGTGCGATGAAGGCGAAAGCCAAAGATAAGTTGCTGACTGCGGAACAGAAGCATTTTTTGAGTAAAGCCCCTGATTTTGCAGATTTTGTGGCAGATGTGACCGCTTGTTTTGAGGCTTATAACCAACGCCCACACCGCAGTTTGCCAAAGAACCCAGAAACGGGGGAGCGGTTTAGCCCACAGGCGTTTTGGGAATATCTGGCGAAATTGACCAATTGGCAGCCAAATTTGATTACCGATGAGGAGATGAATTTGCTGTTCCGCCCTGAGGTAGAACGAGTGGTGCAACGGGGTGAAATTCACTTTGACCAGAAAATTTATTTTCATCTGGATTTAGCCGATTTCAGCGGTAAGAAGGTGCGAGTGAGTTACGACATTCACAATCCTGAAAGCGTGATTGTGAAAATGCCAAACGGGACGATTATTTGTGAGGCGTTGCTAGATGGCAACAAGGTGGCTTATTTTCCTGAGTCGGTGCGTGAGAGCGGTCAGCGTAAGTCGCTTGAGGCGAAGATTAGACGTAAGCAGGACAGTATTGAGATTCTGAAAGCACAAGACAGGAAGGTTTATACGATTGAACACGCCCCTGAATTTAGTTTTGTGCCGACGGTGGCAGCAAAGCAAGCAAAACAAGCCACACCGATTTTTCTGACACAGGCGGAAAAAGAAGAGTGGGAAGAACAACAGAGAGCCTTTGGGTAAAAGAGGATTGAAAAATGTATAGCACAGAAATGCACGAAGCCCGTGAGCTTGGACAAGAATTTAGACAATTATTGATGGGGTATTTAAGAGTACGCCATAGCCAAAATGAAGGAACAACAAGCGGCAGAATAAGCCGCTTTTTTTACAAGTTTAAACAGGGTTTAAAGAGGTTTTAACGATGACAGATTTAGATCTCAGTCTGAAAATTAAAGTACAAGACCAAGCTAGTGCTGGTGTGCAAGCGGTTGCAAATAAAACCAAGCGTGTAAACGAAGAGATTAAAAATAGCACCAAGCAAAGTGAGAACGAGCAACAGCAAGCAAAAAAGAAAACAGCACAGGTTTCGCAAGCGTTGGCAACTAAAGCCGAAATGCACGCCAAGCGGGTGGCGCAAGCGAAGAAAATGCTAGAAATTAAAACCGAGCGAGATTTGCAGTTTGAGCTACGCAAAACCCAGCAAGCTTATCAGACGTTAGCAAAAAGTGGCACGGCTTCCTCCCGTGATTTGGCAAAAGCTCGTGAGGCGATGATTCGTAAAGAGCGTGAATTGCAAGCGGAGATGGGAAAACAACCGCTTGGACAACGTATGGCGAATGTTGGACGTGGGGTAATGGGCGTTGGTGCTGGTGTAATGGCTGGGGCGATGGTGATGCGTGAGCCTGTGAAAAAGGCGATGAGTTATGATCGTGAGTTGGCGATGGTGGCAAATACTGCCTTCTCAGACCGTGATGCAGAGGGGCGAATTGAGGGCAAAAAACAGTTGCATGAAGCCGTGAAAGCGGCAATAGAAACAGGTGGTGGAACGAAAGAAGGTGCCTTGAGTTCGTTGAATGCATTGCTTGCTTCGGGGATGAAAGCAGAAACCGCAATTAGCTTGTTACCGACCTTACAAAAAGGGGCGACTGCAACAGGGGCAAGCCCTGAAGATTTAGCGGCGATTACGATTTCGGCTTTGCAAAATGGGATTAAAGAGGCAGATATTGGTAAGGCGTTGGATATGGCAATCGCCGCAGGACAAGCAGGTCAATTTGAGCTGCAAGATATGGCACGATGGTTGCCACAACAGATGGGAAAAGCCAGTGCAATGGGTTTGTCAGGTTTAGATGGGTTTCAAACGTTATTGGTGGCTAATCAACAAAGCCGTGTTACTGCAGGGACGAATGATGAAGCGGGTAATAATCTTTCTAACTTATTAGCCAAAATTACAGCCAAAGAAACCGCAGATCGTTTTTCTAAAATCTCCTATAAAGATGAAAAAGGTAAGTTACGAGAAATTAATTACTTAAAATCTATGGAAGCATATAAGGCACAAGGGAAAAATTCACTTGAGGCTTTTATGGCTATTTTAGATAAAGTAGTGGGCAATAATGATGCCTACAAAGCATTACAAGAAAAATTAAAACGAGCAAATGGTAAAGATGAACAGGCTAAGTTATTAGCAGAAATGGCAAAATTAATTGAGGGTTCAGCCATTGCAGAAATAGTCTCCGACCAACAAGCTTTAATGGCATTACTCGGTATCCGTAACAATGTGCAGTTAGGACAAGAGGTCAAGGAAAGTGTGGCAAAAAGTGAGGGAGCAACCGAAACCTCTTACAAAGTGATTGCCGATACCAACGATTTTAAAACCGAAAAAGCCAAAGCACAGTTCGAATTTGGGCAGATGGAAGGGTTATCAGGTTTTAATAATGCGTTAGGCAGCACAGCAGAAACGCTTTCAGAATATATGAGCAAATATCCTGATTTGACGGCTGCGGTGGCTGGTGCTGGTACAGGGATTGCGGCACTTGGTGCGGCAGCACTTTCCGCAGCGGGGGCGATTTCGTTGCTTGGTCGTAAAAAGGATGGTGGCTTGGGTGGTGTTGATATTGGCGACTTAGGCAGTAAAAGCAAAGGCTCGCCGAAAGTGGGCGGTGGTAAGTTTGGAAAGGCTTTAACGTGGGGATCTCGCGTTGCGGGCGTTGCTGGTGTTGCAACGATGCTTAATGGTGATGAGAGCGAAGAGACGAAAAAAGTAAAATCAGATTACTCTTCTGCTATTTATGCAAAATCGAAAGGTATGGCAACACCAGAACAAGAAAAAACACTTTATGAACAGAATAAACGTTCTGTGGAAAAATATGACAATGGTGGTTGGTTTACACGTTTAACGATGTCGGAATCGGGCATTAAAAAAGCCCGTCAGGAAATAGCCATTTATGAAGGTAAGCAAGCGGTCAATTCTACCCCTTCTTTTGCAACGGCTGGTGCGGCAATCGGTGTAGCACAGATGGCTTCTCAAATAGGGGTGTTAGCCACGCAACAATCGGCTATGCAAGGGCAGATTGGAGCGACCTCTGCGATATTAAGCCAATATCAGGCAGATTTTAATGCCTTTGGGCAGACGATTTCAGACGGTATTCAGGCAGGTTTGGCTGCACAATCGCACACCATTGATAACCGCATTACAGTGGAGCTGGATGGGGCGGTGATTGCAGAAAATGTGTCTCAACGCCAATTTCAATTCTTTAAGCGAGGCTGATTATGTGGATTGTACCGATGCAAACGGCGTCTTATAAGGGCGTGGCGTTTGAGGTTATCAATATCAATGATAGTGCGGAACGTGCGGTGGTGGAGCATCTCTATCCTTACCTGAACGGTGGGGATTTGGAGGATATGGGGTTGAACCCAAAACAGGTGCAGTTGCAGGCAATCTTTAACGGTCAAGGTTATTACACCGAACTGAAACGCTTTTTAAAAGTGATGGCAGAACGAAGCGGTGGTGTGCTGGTTCACCCGATTTTCGGGCGTATGCCGAATATGCTGTGTACTTCTTATTCTGTTCGCCACGATGCAGAAAATATCAATTACTGCACGCTGGATTTGACCTTTAAGGAAGCGACAGAGACAAAATCTGTGCGAGTGTTTGAGTTACCTCTGTTTTCGCAGTTTGATACTTATTTGAATGCCATTGAGAGCTATATTGAAAAAGCACAAATGTGGTATAGCATTTATATGGAAGCGTATAGTGCTGTTTCGAACCTTAAAAATAAACTGATAGGCTATTGGGGGGCGGTATTTGGCGTTTATGCTCAATTGCAGACTTACTTTAAATCGCAGAAAACGGGGAAGGCGTTACCCAAAAGCGTGAGTATTACCACGTTAAAAAGCCAGAGTTTGCAAGCGATTGCATTGATTAACGAGGAAATTTCTGAGGGGCTTTCAGCCCGTTATCAACGCAATGCATTGTCTGCCACAGTTGGATTTGATGAGGTGTTACGTGTGGTTAGAGAAGTTGAGGCTTTGCCTTCAAATTTAGTAACAGGAAAAGGAGAAACGGCGACAAATCGTTATGACTATTTGAATTTGGGCGGGGTGAAATTAACACAAGAAAATGCTAAAGCGATCAGTTGTGCTTTGAAGTTGCTTTGCTCAGCGCATTTGGCTCGCATTGCGGTGGAGGTGATGGAGGCAAACTATGAAACGCTGACGCCGCATGAAATTGAAACTATGACAACACAGGTGCGGTTGCAGTTGCTTGAGGCATTGAATGCGGTGCGTGCATTACAACAAGCCGATGAGGCAAGTAAAAAGCTCGCTCAACCCAATAGCGATATGTATATGGTTTCTTATCAGATGATGGAGTCTATTCGTCAATTGGCGAGCAATATTACCCAGCTTGCGATAACCTTGATTAACCAAAAACCGCCGCTTGTGATTAAGGTTTCGCCGTTAAATGGCACATTGCAGCAGATAGCCCATGCTTTTTATGGAGACTACCGTCGTTTTGAGGAGTTGTTGCGGTTAAACCCTGCTATTCGACAACCTAATTTTATACAAGAGGGGGATTTGCTGAATGCTTATGCAAAATAATGTCGTAGTGGAAATTGATAGCAAACAGCATAAAGTCTGGAAAAGTTATGATGTGGATAGTGACTTTCAGATTCCTGCTGATGCGTTTAGTTTTGAGATTGGTGTACCAGCCAATAATGCGGTATTGCCTGACTTTTCGGGGAAAACGGCAAAGGTGTTGATTGATGGCAAGTTAGTGATGACGGGTATTGTGGACACTACACGACACAGTTTACGCAAAGGCAGTCGGACTTATTCGCTGAATGGGCGTGATCATGCATCTATTTTAGTAGATAGTTCCGCACAGATTACCAACGTGAAAGGTTTAACGGTGCTGGATGCAGTGAAGAAAATTGCCAAGCCATTGGGAATTAAGAATATTCAACTGAAAGCCGAGAAAAATCCTTTGCTGGATAAAGTGGATATTGATGTGGGGATTGATGCGGCAACGGCAATGAGTCGGGTTGCCAACTCTGCTGGCTTGCACTGGTGGTTTAGCCCTGAAGGCGTGTTGATTGTAGGCGGGGCGGATTATAGCACGCCACCTGTGGATACGCTTTATTGCACGCGTGAGGGTAAATATAACAATTTTACCGATATTGAGGTGATGTTTGATGTGGCAAATCGGTTTAGTGAAGTTACCTTTCTGGCACAGTCGCACGGTAAGAAAAGCGATGACAATAAAAACGATTTAAAGTGGGTTTATCGTGATCCTGATTTCCCTTTTTACAAACCGAAAACAGTGGTGCTGGGCGATTGTGAAAACTTGGAATCTTTGAAGAAGCAGGCGAAAAAACAGCTTTCTGATTGGCAGCTTGATGCTTTTGATATGAAGATTGTTGTACCAGGGCATACGACCGAAGATGGCACTTTATGGGAAGCGGGGCAGCGGGTGCATGTGATTTGTGAGGAGTATGATATTGATGCGATTTTCTTTTTGATGGGGCGTCGCTTTATGCTTTCGAAAACAGAGGGCACTCGCACTGAGTTACGCTTTAAACAAGATGGCGTGTGGACGCCTGATGCTTATCAAGCGAAAGCGGAAAAAGCCCGAAAACGCAAAGGCAAGAAAGGTAAAAAAGGGAAGAAAAAAGTGGAGTATGCAGAAATTACGCTGGGAGAAGAAAGATAATGCGGGCATTTAGTCAAAAAGTGAAACAGGTGGCACAAGGGGTGCAGGAAAGTGTCCGTTCTGCTTTTCGTGGGGTAATCAATTTGGTCAATAGTGGCGATAACATTCAGAAAGTGCAAGTTTCTGGCTTGGCTGATGAGACGATTGCTGATGTGGAATTTATGCAGCAGTTTGGCTTAACCTCTGTGCCACCTGCAGGCACGCAAGTGGTGGTGATTCCTGTGGGTGGAATGACGACGCATAGCGTGGTGGTGGCAACCGAAAATGGCTCGTTTCGGGTTAAAAATTTAAAGGGGGGAGAGGTTGCCGTCTATGATCAGTCTGGTTCGAGCATTGTTTTACGCAATGGCAAACTGATTGAAGTAAGCTGCGACCGTTTTGTATTACATTGCAAAGAATATAGCGTAAATGCTACAAGCTCTGCGAAATTTGATACACCATTATTAGAAACATCGCAAGTAATGACTGCACAAGGGCAGATTAACGGTAATGGTGGGATGGCGGTGCAAGGTGGCAGCGGTGCGAGCTTTAGCGGTGATGTTAGCCAAACTGGGGGCGGATTTACCACGACAGGCGATGTGGTGGCTGGTGGTACATCGCTTAAAACGCATAAACATCAGGCTCAAGGGGATAGAGCAGTTACCAGTAGCCCTGTTTAGCTTGCTCAATTATAGGTTACATATAGATAAGTCCTGTTGGGGCTTTTGTAAGATTCCTTTCAAATTTGACCGCTTGTTGAAGCGGTTCTTTTATGCCTTTCTTTTTGTTCTCTGTATTCTTGCAATATGGACAGAGAAATCAGCCCGCTTACTGGGGACTATACACTTAAACAAATCAGTACACTGCAAAATGCCGTGTATATCAGACTGACAACACCTTTAGGCTCTTGGTGGGCAGATGGGCGTGTAGGTTCTCTGCTCCATACTATTCAACGTGAAAAAGATGTCAGCCGTGTAGGGCTTTTGGCACAACAATATGCCGAAGAAGCCTTACAGCCTTTGCTTGATGATGGGCGTATTACTTCACTTGAGGTGAGCTATGAGCAACCTCACCATGGCTGGCTTATTCTTACCATTCAATTAACGGACAACAGGGGAGAGGGCTTCCATTTTAAACACCCTGTAAAACTGATTTAAAGAGGGGTTATGTTTATTGTGCCGACACTGCCTGATATTCGGGCTGCCATTCTTCGTGATTACCAAAGTTTAAACCCACAAGCCGATATTTCGGTTGATTCCGATCATTATGCTCGTGCTTCTGTATTGGCTGCTGTGGCTGAGGGAATTTATGCTCACCAGAAATGGATTGTAAAGCAGATTTTTCCTGATACAGCGGACACGGTATTTTTAGAAAAGCATGCATCTCTGCGTGGCATTATTCGCCGTAATTCGACCTATGCCAGTGGGCTGGGTGTCACTGTTTATGGCAATGATGGAGCAGTGATTGAAGCTGGCAAACAAATCAAAACAGAAGATGATCGCTTTTATGAAATCATAGAACGAGGAGTGATTAAAGGTGGTATTGCTAAATTGCGAGTGAAATCGTTGGCGATGGGTTCGGCACAAAATATTCGGGAGGCAAAGGCTGGATTATTTATGTCTGCTCCATCGGGGGTGCGTTCGGAATGTGTGCTCAATAATGTGCAAGGTGGCACAGACTCAGAGAGTGATGCTTCGTTATTGGAGCGTTTGCTTGAGCATATTCGCCGACCACCTGCGGGTGGCAATCGTTACGATTATAAGAATTGGGCGTTAAATGTGGATGGTGTTGAGTCGGCTTATGTTTACCCTCTTCGGCGTGGGTTGGGGACGGTAGATATTGTGATCACCGCAGACAATAATGTGCCAAGCGAGGAAACCATTGCGAAATGCCAAGCTTATATTGACGAAGTTCGCCCTGTAACTGCAAAAGAGGCGAAGGTAGTGAAACCCGATGTGACGTTAGTCAATTTCAATATTGCCGTATCTTTGAGTAATAGCACGCTGACAGAGATAAAGCGTGAGATTGAGCAGGCTTTAGCAGATTATTTTAAAAATCTTCAACCAGCGAATGATTTGATTGTGTCGCAATGTGAAGCGATTGTGAGCGATTTAATTGGCGTGGTTGACCGTCGTTTTATTCAGCCAAGCGGCAATTTGAAAGCGAATGTGACCTCTAAAATTGAGTGGTTCAGATTGGGAACCGTGACGGTAACGGAGATGAGCTGATGGAATATCAAGCAACGCTGGCAAGACTTTATCCACCTGTTTCATACAATCTGAATGGCGAGCAGTTTTTGGCACAGTGTGAGGTGGATGCCAAACAGTTTGAACGGTTAGAAGATAGTGCTGTGGCTGTATTAAACGGTATGGAACCAGAAACCGCACGGGTAATGTTAAGTGATTGGGAACGTGTATGCGGCATTTCCGCTGATCCGAGCAAGCCTTATGCGTCACGAGTGAATAAGGTGATTGTGCAGTTAAATGCGGTGGGTGGGTTATCTATCCCTTATTTTAAGCGATTGGCAGAGTCGATAGGGTATCAAATTCAGATTAAAGAGTTTTCGCCTCAGCAAAATGATTTGCCTAATGCAGGCGATGTGCCTTTTCAAAACTCCGAGCGAGATACGCTCGGTTTTATGTGGAAAGTGACGGTGACCAATGCTGACGATAATATCCGCCGTTTTCGGGCAGGGATTAGTTCCGCTGGTGAGCGATTAACGGATTTTGGTGATCCTATTATTGAAGAATTTTTCCGAGATTTAAAGCCTGCTCAT